TTTGGTTGTCATTGACGAAAGTAAGAGCAACGCTTCTGATTAAACAGTTCAGCGCCGCGGAGATGCTTTTAACGTTCATTGACTGGGCTCCTAAAAAAGGACATAACCATTAAGGACCGCCCACCGCATGAGCAGGCAGAGTGAGATACCGAGAGCGCAAATACCGGCACCAGTCAGAACGGCGCAGATGATGATTGAGGTTTCGCTGAAACCCGTTCTTTCGTTGTGGCCGAGAAGTTTTTTCAAATCCATGGCGTTCTCGGAAAAAAGAAAGGCCCCGGCAGGTGAGTGCCGAGGCCTGTTAAGAAAAATTGGGTGATTACGCTGTTAGGCGCTTGGGCTGTTGCGAAGCCCAGGACTTGTAGCAGTCAAGCTCCTTCACGTCGTAGCCGAGCTTTGCTAAATCGCGCTCTGCTTTCCACAAGTACATGTCGTGAATCGCCTCCCAAAGAGCAGGCGCGAGCGGAGACTGCATGCGATAGAGAAGCTCTAGTATGAGCTCAAGGCTATCTTTGTAGAGATACCTCCAGTTGTAGATGAACGTACGCTGACGCTCCAGGTACTTCTCATCGACGAGGAACTTTCTTGGTTCCTTTTGTGGCGCAGCAGATATCTGTTTCGGTGCGGGGGCGCTCAACGGCGGCAACGACTCAATGAAGTCGATTGCTGCATCAAAGTCGGCCTCGAGAATGTGCGTGTACTTCTCAACCTTGAAGTGATCTTTCAGGGCGCGATAGACAGTCTGATAGTTGACTGACTGCCCGCGCGCTTTTCGGCCGACGGCTTTTTGAATCGCCCAGCGGTGCTCAACCGTGATGTACTCAGGCTTCGGCGGATTGCGCAGCGCTTCTTCCATCCGATTGAATGCATCAATGTAAGCCCATTTAAAAACTTGCGCCTTTTCGCCTGTAAAACCCATCGCCAAGAAGGTGAAACCGTCTCGCGTGAGTCGATAGGCTCTGGATTGAATTGGAGCACCACCGCTAGGATTGGTGCGAGTCACGACCGTCTGGGAAAAATTTCCTAGACGGTCTTCTGGCAATTTTGAGAGGATTGCTCGGATGGCTTTTAGTACATCATTGTGAGGCTTTTCAAAGAAATTAGAAATGTCCGTTGAAAGCGTAGTCGGCTGACCATTAACGATGGAGACGACAGGTAAGTTTTGAGTCTCTAGCATAGAGAGCTCCTTCGTAATTTTTGAGAATTCGCCATTTTTGAGATGGCGGCCAAGCGCTCAAAACCGTACGAAGTCGGCGGGCATATTCCCCTTGCGGGTCTTTTATTAGCCTCACGCTCGGCCATATCCGGAGCTATCTGCAACAGGTACAGATACAAAAAAGTCCGCTTGGCTGACGGGGCGGAGGCCGCTTCGTATGGTGTTTTGAGCACCGAAGCGGAGTATGCCCCATTCTCCAAAAAAAGGCAATAAAAAAGCCCCGATCATTCGGAGCCATTAGTGGGTGGTTTCAAACCTCACGGCCACTTTCCACGGTGGGCGGGCGAGGCGTTGCGGGGGTGGAAAACCGCCTTACGGAACGGTCCCGCCGAAGCGGACCCGCAAGCCTCTCCCATAAAGGAGACTGTGCATAAGTATCTGATTCTTTCGAGATCCGCGAAAATGCGGACTCGGTAAAACCAAACAAAAAGCCGACCTCAAGGGGTCGGCGTTAGCACGCCGTAAGTTCGGGTTTCCACGCCCGGCACCGTCGCTTTCACGGTGCAAGGGAAGAGTACTCGATCTGGAGGCGCGTGTCAAAAACAAAGCCCCGGCAGGTGAGTGCCGAGGCCTTTGAAGTGATGTTGAGTAAAACTATTTCGTAGTGAACTTGATCGCCAAACTCACGGAAACGCCAGTCATGATCGAAAGCGCGAGATCTTTGATTGCAGCCACCTCGGAAGGCGAAAGCCATCGAGCCCAAGAAGGCATGAGCAGATGGTAGATGTACACAATGATCATCGCTCCGCCGAGGCCAGCAAAGAGGCGCAAGGTATAGATCTTGATCTTGTGCCGATTGTTCTCTTCGTCTTTCTGATGTGCAACCTGAATCAGCAGGAGGTCGGTGTCGGGTGTCACCTCGGACTTGGAGTCAATTTGAGGCTTGAGGCTTTCTTTGAATTTTGGGAAGCTCACGCCAAAACCTCGTTCCTGAAATAGCACTTGATGGAGGTGTCATCAATCTCTTCACGAAGATTGGCACCACCATTTGAAGAGCGATACCAAGGCGAGCCGATTTGGTGCGACCAGGTAGAAAGCTGTGATGCCGAGAATTGTCCAAAGTAGGTCAATGTCCCGATAAGCAACTTTTTGAGCTCATCACTAGCCGTCGACTCTAATACAGAGGAGTCAGTTAAGCTCTCAATGGGGTGCTTGCGAAAGTACTCAAGAGTTTTCGGGAATACGGGGCCATACTGCCACGCTTGAGGTGATTCTTTTGTGAGCCTGATGCCGAGTTGAGCCAAGGCGACGCCGTAGCAGCAGTAGAGCAATTTTTGAAGTTTCGTCACGTTGACTTCGATATGTTGTTTCCGACACATGTCAACGATGTACGCCATCACCTGGAGGCTATCCAGCGGGCGAAACGTCGTATTTTCATTCGTCATGTTGGCCTCCCTTTGTCAAGATGGTTTAGAAGAAAAGAATTTCTTCTAAACCATCTTACGACACTTGTCAAACATTCCTGCCCCCACTTCTGGGAAGTTATTAAGACAGACATTCTGGCTGCATTACGGTTCCAAAAAATGGGTTGAGTTGAAAAGACCCACAACTGCGCCCGTGAGGCAGGCGCAGTAGTTGGCCTTTTCGGCCGGCAAGGTGATGCGGCGTACCGCATCAGACCTGCCGGTCGACACTGCATCCTTGGACCTTTGCGCTTTTGTGCGCTCGGCGCGGAGGTACTGGCTCCGCACCTTCTTACGGCCTTCCGTCTGCCGCTCCAGCTATTCACTGTCGCGTGCCCCGCTAACGCGGGGGAAAGGCAATCGATCTTGCCGATTGCTTAATTAAAATATTAAGCAAGCTTAGCGTAAAAGGCAAGTTAAATAAATTATAGCTTAGCGCTTAACAATTGATTTCCATCAATCAACTGTTAAGTTAACTTAATTTATAGGGCAACGAAAAAGCCCCAGCGCGGAGCGTCGGGGCTTGTTTGCTATGAGCTATAGCATTGAAACTGCGAAAGTTCAAATAGCGGGAGCTGAACGTGAGAAGTTAATGCGTTTATCTTGAGCGGCTGCCTCTCGGCCAAGTCGCATTCCCACGTAAATCATGAGTAAGGCGGTCTTGGGTTCTCCAATGGAGTCCATCGCGAAGGCCATCCCGCGAGCGAGAGTAAGCCCTTCCGAGTCTTCCTTATAGCAATCGACTAGAAAATCAATGATTTCATCGTCTGAATGCAGTTCGTTGACAGGATTATACGGTTTGACTTTTATGGTGTTTGTCATTGCTCTTCCTCAATATCCATGTCTGCCATACTCTGAGCTTTAGCGATATCTGCTTGCTGGGTTCGCTTGTTCCCGCCGAGTAGAAGGAGGATGACTTCCGTACCGCGAATTGTAAAGTAGATTCTATAACCAGGCCCGACATCCACACGAAGTTCTGAAATCTTACCTATGCGCTTTACATCTCCCCAAAGACCTGCTGCGATGCGGGTTTCTCTGGCGCGAATTGCGCGTAGTGCTACAGCGTCGCGTAGCCCGGCCTTCCAAGTGGAATACTCCTCTGTCGTAATGATTTTGTAGAAATTGTCCTGCGACAGAGTGCTCAACGTCTTTGGAGTTAGGATGGGTTTAGGCATTGATCTTTATTATTGATCTAATTGTCAGGTGGATTTTGTCGGCTGTCAATCTGAAAAGCTCTATACAGCCCGCCCAATGCGGGCTGTATAACTCTCAAAGACTTCGATTAACCTCCAGTACGCGGCCTAGAATCTTAAGTCGGTCGCACTCATCACCCACATATTCTTCAGGACGGTAAGCGGAGTTCTCAGATGAGACGAGTAATCCGTTTTTAATCTTGGAAAGGTACTTGATGCGGTACTCCCCGTCAATGGTGAGTACATAAATTCCACCGTCAGAGATATGAACGCAACCGGGCCGAGTCTCGGTGAAGCTTTCAAAGAGGATGGTGTCTCCATTTTGAAGCTCCGGTTCCATCGAATTTCCGCAGACTTTCGCTCTTTTGCATTGACTCGGTAGCAGATGCCTCTTCTGGAAGAACGACTCCCGGTACCAGCAATCTTCACTGTCGTGTATCAATTCCCAGGTGGGCTCACTGCCGGAACCCGCTGAAAATTCAAGTCTGTATTCGGGAATTGCGACGAATCCGTCAGGAATTTTATCGCCAACGCCGTATGACAGAACTTGTGCAGTCTTCTCTCCCTCACCGGTTTGAAGCCAACGTTGAGAGACGCCAAAAAACTCTGCGACTTTACGCAGATTGCTGTCAAAGATCTTGCCGGATTTCGTCCATTGATTAACGGCAGACGTGGATACCCCGCAGTAGCGGGCAAGGGCTGCTTGAGTCTTGCCAGTGCTTTTATCGAAGAGCGATGCAAGACGAGCTGAAAGTGTGCTGTCTACTGGTGCCATTTATTGCTTACTCCTGTTAAGCGAGCTTACATCTTTATGCCTCCGGATTAATTTGACGCAACAATTAAGATAGCTTAGTATATTGCTTAAAATGACTTAGCAAAATTGCCATTTTTAAGCATGAACACTTTAAGAGAAATTAAGAGGGCTTCACCTGAGCAGTCGTGTCTGTATATCGACCAGATGGGAGGCACGGGTGCTGTCAGTCGCATTTGCGAAGTTTCGTCCGCAGCGGTTAGCCAGTGGCGCCGATACGGTATTCCCCATGCACGCCTGCAGTTCCTGCGAGAGAGGTTGAAGAATCAGAAACTTCTAGAACAAGCACAGGCGCTCATAGCTGAAGTCAAATAAAGGGACTGGACGTGAGCATGCTTGCCCTCAATTACGTGAAAAAGAATCTCCGTGCCGGCGGTTTCGCTCAGGCTGTTCTTGCCTATTTGGCTGACTGCATGAACGAAGCCGACGGAAAGTGCTTTCCTTCACGCGAAACGATTGCTGAGTACTTCTCATCTGAAGATGACCCATGCACTGTAAAACGCGTAGATCGAGCACTCGCGCGATTGCGTGAATTGGGTTTCATTAAATCAGAGTGCGTGCCGCACAGGAAGCAACCCGCCAAGGGTATTGAGGGTGGATGGCACAACGAATATAGCTTTCCTGGGCTTTCAGGGGCCGCTCCCAAAACAGACGCTACCCATCGCAATGGGGTTGACCCCATAGCGGGGGTAAGCCCCACCGTGGAAAGGGGTAGCCCCCAAATTGGACAAGGGGTAGCCCCCACCGTGGAAAGGGGTAGCCCCCACCGTGGGGTCGAGAAACAGAAAGAAACAGAAGTTAAACAGAAGAGAAACAGTAGTAGCACACACACATGCGAAGAACCTCCGTTTGACGACGAACTTTTCAACGAGGCAGCACGAGTTGTATCCGAAATCGAAACAGCTTCTGAAAGCTCTCCTGAGAAAAAACAGAAGAAGCCACGAAAGGCTCGCACTTCGGTTACAGCAGTCGAGAGACCTAACGATCTTCCCGAGCAACTTTGGCAGGACTGGCTAGAGCTCCGGAAAGCAAAGCGAGCTCCCCTCAACACCACAACCATCAACACATTCCGAGCAGAAGCTCAAAAGGCCGGCATCTCTTTTGAAGAAGCTGTTTCTTTCTCAGTCGCTAACGGATATCAAGGCTTTAAGGCTGATTGGTACAGAAAAAATGCAAGCACTTTCACAAATGGTCGGCCGCATCAAGGCTATGCGGGCTTCGGCGCAAGAAACACAGCAGAAATCGACTACAACTACGGACTCCCGGTTCGAGGTGCGGTGGGATGAGTGCTCTCGGCATGGTAGGTATCGTTCGTATTGGGTCGACGACTCCTGCACGTTCCATTTTTCGTCTTGTCCAGAGTGCTCTCGGCAAAGATTTCTAGCGCAGCACTTTTCACTTGAAATTCCTCCGCGATTCCAAGGCATGACTGTGACTTCCTGGCAGACCTTCAACACCAAGATGGAAGAGGTCAAGAGCGCAGTTCTAGCCTGGGGGGAAGACATTGAGACAAGTGTTAACCGCGGGAAATCGCTCATTTTTGTCGGTAAGACTGGCACTGGTAAAACACATCTAGGCACAGCAATTGTCATGGGCGCACTCCGCAAAGGCTTCGTCGCAAAAATCGTCGACTGTAGCCTGTTGCTCTCTGAGATTTATGAGACGTACGGCAAAGATGATGCCGGACGTGTGAAAGGTGAAGCTGCAAAACTCATCCGTGCCTACATTGATCTGGATGTGCTTGTGATCGATGAGATAGGTCGCAGTCCCATTTCTTCCCACGGGGCTGACCGACTTTTCGAAATCATCGACGGTCGCTACAAGCAGTGTCGACCGACCATTGCAATCTCAAATCTGCCTCTCGTCGGCAAGGATGCTCAGGATGCTTCACTTCGAACTGTTCTTGGCGATGCCGCCATCAGTCGTCTATCTGATGGTGGGCAGTGCTTTGCGTTCGACTGGGAAGACTACCGATGGAGGACCAAATGACAGATCTCTTTTCTGCTCTAAAGGTCTATGGCCCGTGTCCGGTTGTGTGTCTCAGCTGCGTTCACTTTGCTGGAGCGGCTTATGACCAAGGAGGCTTCCTGTTAGCAAAAAAGTCAGGCTATTGCTCGCTTCGTATCAAAAAGGGTGACTGGAATGTGCTGCAGCGCATTGATTCGCCGAGGCAATGCAAGAACTTCGACGAGGCGCCAGATGAAGTCAAGAAACAACGCCTCAAAGCACTCGATTACTACGGAAGAAAGTTTCGGGGGGATTCATGAAAAGGACGCTGTTGGTCAAAGACCTTCCTTGGCCGGGAGTCAAGCTTTCACAGAACGGCCGGAGTCATTGGTCGGCAAAAGCGGCTTTAGTGAAGGCTGCGCGGCAGGAAGCATTCGTCAAAGCTAAACAGGAGCTCATGGGACAACCTGCAACGCTCAAGAGCGGAACTCGGCTGAACGTGCAGCTGATCATTCAACCTCCCGATCGCCGGCGCCGTGACGAGTCGAACATGGTTGAACGTTGCAAGTCGTTCTACGACGGAATCGCCGATGCACTTGGATTTGACGATTGTCTTTTCCACCATCGAGAACAGGTATGGCTGAGTCCTAAGAAGCCGGGAACGATTGTGATCGCAATTGACTGGGAGGAAGAATGACTGACGACGAACTTGAAGACTATTTAGTCAACTGGGGGAGATGGAGTCGAGAAAGCAGAGGTCCTGGAAGATCCCCTATGGCTCGCCTAATAGCTGAGGCCGGGGCTATGAGCGGCATTTTCGGAAGTGACTCTCCCGTTGATATCACTAAGGCAGTTCAAGTCAATCGTGCCTGGCAAGGAATGCCGTGCACTACGCATTCTGACAGGTGCATTAAGGCGCTCATAGCTGCGCTCTATGCATACCCAGTCTCCCGAGAGCATATGCTGTCCTTGATATGGCGCCATTTCAAACTGCGCATGCGCTATCGTGACGTTGATAACTTTCTCAAACGTGGACGCACGGTCATTCGCAACCGACTTGAAAAAATTCTGCATCGTCCTCTATAATTGCTCAAAATTTATATACCGTCTCAGACGCGAAAGACTTGCTCTAGAGGAGCGGTCTTTTTGCGCCCAGAGAAAGTAGAAGAAAGCCCGGCTCGATTGAGATTGAGTGCGGGCTTTTTGCTATTTGGGTTTTGGCTAAATCTTTGATGCCTTCCATGTGATGCCTCTCATGACGTTTTGCAAACACCCCGGTTGTCGGCGCCCTGTACCGCGTGGTGTTGATTTTTGTGGACAGCATAAAAGCGATGCTGAAAAGCATGCCGCTGCAGCTCGTAAAGCTCGAGAGGCGCGTAGGACCGCTTTTAAGGGTTCTTCTGCAAAACGGGGGTATGGCTATCGATGGCAGAAGCTTCGTAATCGCTTTATTGCGCAGCACCCTTTCTGCGAGCAGTGCATGAAGCAAGGGCGTCTCACACTTGCAACGGATGTCGATCACATCAAGCCACACCGTGGCGATCCGACCCTTCTCTTTGATGAGGAAAACCTGCAAGCCCTCTGCCACGCTTGTCACTCGCGAAAGACGGCTTCTGAGGATGGAGGTTTTGGGAATGAGAGGAAGGAATGATTCAGCTGGTAACGCCGCAGTGCATCCAATTCATGGTCAAAGCCGGCCACACGGTGATGGAGGTATGGTCCGACATGCCCGGCAATGGTTTTATAGCTTCCATCGCCGGGCATGATGTCGTCTTTACAGAAGTCCAAAAAGACCAGATGCAGAAGACAGCGCTGCCTGGATTCCCATATCCAAAAGTTTGTCTAGTAGGCGTTTGGCGGACTCTTCTGGAAGTTTCTTCAGTTGATCGACCAAGGAAGTTTTTTGTTGGGGATCGAGAGAAGAAGAAAGCAGGTGCGCCTCAACCAATGCCTTAATCGTGTCTGGGTGGATTTTGACGGTCTGAACATTCAGGATGGCGCTTAGGCCACCGTCCTGCGCTACGAAATCAATTCCCTTTTCTGTGATTTTCGGGAAGGGAGTAACACCAACAGAAGTTGTGCCATCCACGCCGTGCCTTAATTGGACTCCGTCTCTTAGCAGACCATGTTGCTGCAGGTAGTCAATGTTCCCGATGTACTTGAGACGGTCGGTTATGTATAGCTCCTGGCAATGCTCATGGGCATGTTCGTATTCGGGGTAATCCTGCGAAAGGAAATTGAGAAGTTCATTTTGGTATTGGCGGTCGAGAACCATGCTTTTCTCCAAGTCAGGGGAGGGGCGGGTCAAAAGTTTCAGCACATTTGATTGTAGAC